CGAAAGCTGACCCTCATCCCTCAACCCGACACGCTTTTCTTTGGATGCAGAGGAAAGGTTCGTGACATCAATGACCGAGGCTTGACCGCCAGGACCTTGAAACGAGACAACGTTGGGGATCGTCTCGAACGCGGTGGTTCCGAAACGGGCAATAGTGATTCCCTGCGAAGGGACCGCAGAACTGGGCATCGTGATATCTCCTAAGATTGATCCCCAGGCGCACCTGGGGTTTAGCACCTATCGGTGGTAGGTGTAGTCCACCGAGACGCGATAGCTTCGTGTCTCGCTTTCAAAATCGGTTAGCACCATCCGTACATCTGAGACGGTGTTCTTGGCTGCGAGGATGGCCAACAGAATCTCGTCCTGTAAGCCCAGCGCCTCGCTGTAGGTCTTTGCGTAGCAGTCCACCTGAACGCGCACCCGCTCCAATCCATGTAAGCCATTGATCCCAAGGACTTGCTCCGCTGAGACTGGGGTGTAAACGATGAATGGGTAGGTTGATTCACTTGGAGCAATCAGCGCGTAGACCTGACCATTGGCCAAGTCCTTGATTGCGTCATAAAAGTCCTGCATCAAAGACCTTTTAGTTTTTTGGCCTCAAGCTCAATACGCTCGGCGAGCCTTGTTTTAATCGCCTCTGCCGCCTCGTAGCGTTTTGCTTCTAGCGCGGGACGCAGAAACGGACGGGCCGCCATCTTGCGTGTGCCAAATTCGATAAAGCGCCAGTACCAAGCATCTTGTGAGAGGTTTTTCTTCTTGCCTTGATTGCGGTACTTTTTGCCGTGCCGTACCGTCACAAAAAAGGTCTGGCGCGTGAGGCTTGATAACTCACGGATATGCTTCATGATCACCGAGCGGCGCAAAGTACCCGGTGGTGGTTGATTTGGTATGGAGCGGGCTGCTACCGGTGCGCGGCTTTTGGCCTCGTCCCGAACGACTTTGGCACCGGCATAAACAGAAGCCCTTAAGCCGTTTTTAGCAACGCGATCGGGAAGTACCTGTAATGCTTTGACTAACTGTGCGGTGCCCTTAACTTCAAAGCGCTCACGTTTGGCCATCATCAAGCCCCTCGGCCGCCCAAAGTGTCACAAGGACCCCTTGCTCACCCTCGTTGATTGCACCAAAAATCCGAAAGATCCGGTCTTTGTATAGAACGCGGTACTCCGCAACCGAAGCAGCATTAGAAAATGCCGACTGAAATCGCACCGTGATGGTGTGCGATATCTCGCTGGAGATTCGTTGCGCTGACACAAGGTCGCGTGCATTCAAAGGTTCTATGTTTGCCCAGACCGTTGCCGCATCCACCCACTCTCGGCGCGGCGCACCAAGACTGTCTTTGACCATAAACGGTCTCTGAAAACGAACTCGTTTATCAAGTGTTCCTGCCGATAGCGCGCTCATACCAATGCCACCCGATAGGGGTCAAGAAGTCCATCGACAAACGGCAGCGGATCAATTCGTCCTTTGCTTAGAATCGACATCTCTTCTCGATGTGCATAAAGACTGCCGATGCGCAGCTTGATCCAACTCTTTAGCCCCTCAGGCACATCGCTTGGTGTGCCGTATCCCGCATCAAAGACAACTCTGACCACGCCGATTTGGGATAGCGTAATTGGCCAGGTGTTCCCGAATCGTGGTGTTATGCGCGCAGGCTCAGACGTAAGGTCCGAGACGTAAATGGAAGGATCAACTGTCTGCCACTGACCCGACTGGTCTTGGTAGCTAATCTCTACGACAGACTGGACCGGACACCGATGCAAGTGCAGCGATGAGCAGGGAAAGCCATCGAGTGTGCGCATCCATCGGGCTGTGCAGATCTGCCGGCCAGTCAGGGTCTCGGCTGCAACTCGTGCGGCCGAGATTAAAGATTCGATCAAGGCATCGTCATCGTCAAAGTCCACCCGAAGGTGAAGCTTTGCCTCGGCAAGCGAGACAGGCTCCACCGTGGGTGGGGTGATAAGACTCAGTGACACGACAACGACCCTTAGACCACCTGGGCAACAGAAGCGATGTTTGACACGTTGGCTGGCAAGTTACGTGGGTCTACCCCAATAATCTGCGCAGCGACTTGGCTTGCAGCGGTAGCGGTTGTAATCGCTAGCCGAACAAAGCCAAAGCCATTGACGGTGTCGAGTTCCTCGCCACGAACATTGATCAGGACTTGGCGGTTTGACCCGTTGTTAGCCTGCTCGAGCGTCGTGATGGCTTTTCCAGCTACATCCTTGGCGCCGGTGCCGCTGGCGTCGGTTGCCTGTTGCAACTTCGCGGCCAGTGTTCCATTTGTGCCCATGGTTCCGGTCTGGATGATCGTAAGCAGGGAGTGAAACTGGGCGCAGGACACCCACTCCGAGTTGCTTGTGCCGGCAGCCTGACTGGCTGGATCGATGGATGCGAGCAAGGCGAGTTGCTCGCTGCCTTTTGCGTTGGGAAGCATAGTAAATCTCCTAATGATTGGACTTGCTTATCGCGCGCCCAGTTGGATGAACGGTGACATCGATGCACTGCCTTTGGCTGGCGAGATCGGCGCGGAGATCTTGGACTGGCCATCCATACGGAAGGTGGTCCTAAACGCGGTGAGATCCGAGTCAAAGTAAAGGTGCATGGAGGTGGCCGTCTGAATGCCGCCCGCCTTGGTGATCGTCTGGTAATAAGACAAGTCAACCAGTAGGACATCGCCTTGGCTAGAGAAGCTGTTGGCGTGCTGTGACACAAAGACCGGGCGTCCCAGCAAGGTGCCGTATGGCGAGACCTGGATGCCGCCGACATTCAAGCCGTTTGGCAGATAGATCGGATAGTTGCCAAGCGTCAGAGTGAAAAGTGCGGGCAGGACATCGTTGTTGATGATCCACACGGATTTGGCAAAGCTTCCGGGCGGCAGACGCGAGATCATCTTGGCCAGGTTCTGAGGCAGCAGGGTTTGCGTGGCCTGACCAGTCTCTTTAGCCACCGTCACCGTCGCACCAGCGGTCAGCGCACCGATAGGAACTCCATTACCCGCGCCAAAGAGGATGGATTCGTTCGTTTTCCAACGAATCGAGTCGGCAACCTTTTCGGGCAAGTAACTGGTCAGTGCGTTGGCGTCATCAAGCAACTCGTCAGTCGTGGGGACAAGCGCCATGAGTTTTTTCAGACGCAGGGTTGAAAGCCCCAGGACCGGCTTAGTTGGAATGGCGGTGCTAGCCTCGCCCTGCCAATAGGCACGAATTCCGTTTGTGCCCCAAGGGGTAGTCTCATCACGCGGAAAAGCCATGCTGTTGCCCGTGACCTCGACGTTATCCGTCAAAGGCAGCATGGAATCTTCTTGCAAGGAAAGCTTAAAGATCTGCTGCGAGAACTGAGGTGGGACCAAAAAGCCACCGTCTTGGCCTGCCGACTCATTGGCATAAGAGCCAGGCGCCGCAGCAGTGCGACCAATCAGCAAACGCTCATCGGGTGCTTTACCCGGTTTTTCGGCTTGGAATACGGCCTGCATGAACTCGCCAACCGTTCTAAAGCCATGCGCTGGATCGGCCTCACGGTTATCGGTGACGGTAATAAAAGTGGCTGCCTCTGCAGTTTCAGTCATAGCCATCGATGCCTCCTCGGCAATTAGCGAAGCCTCGCGATCGATGGCGCTTGATGCTGCCTCGATGCGGGATTTCAGTTCATCGAATGCGCTGACCTCGTCATCGGTCAGATCGCGGTTTTCAGATGCCGCCTGTTCGGTCAGGGCACGCGCCTCTTTGACCAGGGTGGCTTTGCGGGCTTGGAGCTCGCGAAGTTTTTTACTCATTTCAAATCTCCATAAATGAAAAAACCGCCAGACGGCGGTTTGTTTGGGGTGACCTTTGGGTCATGAAAACGCCCTTAGGGGCGTTTGTTTAGGATTTGTCCTTCAAATAAAACTAGCGCTTTTGATTTTCATCTTCGTCATTCGTTGAGTAGATCTTTTCCCACTCCTTTTCTTTTTCTTTCCAATAGGCCTCTGGTCCCATTCGCCGGAACTTGATTCGATCCCGGAGGTAATCAAACCCGGTGTACAAAACGTAGACAACACCTGCCATAAAGATCAGAAATCCAAAGAGAGGGCCCGCAAATAGGATTAATGCAAAAGTCGTAACTAGCCATACCCACCAATAAGGGCCGTCTGGGCTGTACTTAGATTTGTCAGCCATCCTCGTTCAACCGCCTTTCCCTTGTTTGGAAAATGCCTCGCTCACATCGAAGTAGATATCGCCCTGGATGACCTCGCCGTTCTCATCAAGGGTACGGATCGTCATAACGGCCATTACACCTCCTCCCTCCGTCGAATGCGTCGAGGTTTTAACAGGGAACCAGTTCCCGTCACCCATCCAGTGATCCATCATGGCATGCTCGGCGAGTGCGGCGACCGGGGTATTTGGTCCCGTGCCTGTTACGACAAACGGGTTATCAGATGCCCCTTCACCGGTGATCTTTATTTTCCGTCCTGCAACATCAAGCTCAACCATGGTGTGCCTTTCTGTTCTGAGAAAGGCGCCCTTGTAGGCCTCGAATTAGAGCAAGTCAAGCATTTTTTACCATGTGAAATAGGCGGCCTCAGGATAAGCACCCAGTTTGTCTATTTCTGAGAAGTAAACTGATTCAATAAACTTTGCCTACAGGAGGCTGGAATGCAAAAAGTTGAGCTTTCCCAGGAGTCCGTGGTCTTTATCCACTGCCCCTTTTGCGGCCAGGCCGTCATGGGTGAAGAAATGGCGCCTGAAGTGAACCCGTGTCCCCATACCCTTTTTCTGGGGACCGACGAGGGGTTCGAATTTGCGAGCGACTTTTTCCAATCGGCCTGCGAGAAGCAGCTTGAGGACGGCTACGACTCGACGAATGTTCACGATGCCATTGCCACCGTCAAACTACCCGACGCGATTTGCTTCACCATGGTCGCGCCTCCGGTATCCATGTTGAACTGTCACGCAGCCTTTATCGGGTTTGATCAAGACGAATAGTCTTTAGAGCGCAGCCAAAGCAATACTCCGGCGGACCTCCTCGATGCGGTTTCGGCCTGAGGCGTTTGCTTTGGCCGACCTTTGCATCTTGCGTAGCACCTCGTCAAAGGTCATGACCCCATCCACCATACGTTGCTCGACTGCCATATCGGCACCAAGCACTCGTCCTTGTCCCATACCATCACGAACATCACTTAGTGACACGCCACGTCCTTTGGCGACCGCCTTGGTAAATGCCGCGTAGTAGTCGTCCACACGGCTTTGCATAAAACCGAGTGCCTCCTCATCAAGGGGAGCGTATGGGTTACCTTCAACCTTGTACTTGCCGGCGGAGATCAGCGTGGGTTTGACGCCCTCAGCAGCAAAAGCCTCCGAATAATCAAAGTGCGCTTGCCAGACGCCGATGGAGCCTACTTCGCCTCCGGGCGTAACGTAAAGCTCTGAGGCTGCACTACCCACCCAGTACGCGGCAGACGCCGCCAGTGAATTAGCAAGCGCAACGACCGGCTTTTGGGACCGGGCGCGATAAATTTCATCAGCGAGTTCTGACACCCCGTAGACACTGCCGCCGGGACTATCGATGTCGATCAGAATCTGACCGACTGACTCATCCGAAAGTGCCTGTCTTAGGGCAGAGGAAAACTTCTGCGTACTCGTTGATCCAGGGCCAGAGACATCATCGACCATGTTTCCACGCTGGGTCACAACACCGTAAAGCGGTAGTACCGCAATCCCAGAGCCACCGCCTGCAGATATAGAAGCCTTTCGTTCAGTACGCAGCTGCCGATCAGACTCAATCTTTGCCAGGGTATCTTCAGTCGGCGCAATGCCGGCGGACCACCTGCCGATTACGGCAGCAAAGGCATTGAGTCGCTCGGGCATCATGGCCCACGGGGTCGCTAGAAATTCAGCGACGAGTAGCTGTCGGTTCATGGTTTTTTCCTAACTCGATCAACGATCGTGATAACTCTTGCTCAGTTAAGTTCGAGAGCTGTATTTGTTCAGCCCATTGCTCTATTCGGGTCATTGGCAAGGCAAATGCGTCGGATAGGAGCTCTTTCGCTTTGGTATCGAGTTGCTTAGACTTTGCAAGCCTTCGTGCCCACCGATTAGCGGTGCTGGTAATTAGCGCATCAAGCCTTCCAATGTCCGGCGCTTCCGTCTCCGCCGACTCCGGCTCCTCTGGCTCGTCGACATCCGGCGCCGCATGTTCTTCCACCATGTTCAGTGGCCGCAGCGGCTCATCCAGCCCGTCGAGCGGGTTTAGGTTTTCAGCAACGCGTGCCTCATTGCGAGTTAGCCACCCGTTCTGAATGCCGCTTTGATAGTAGGCCGATCGACTTGCGGCATCGCCTCGCATGAGATTTGCGAAGTTAAATTCCACCTCCAAGTCGTCAGACTCCAGAAGCAACTCAGAAGTAATCGAAGCCTCCCAGCGTTCAGCCCACGGGGTCATCGTGTGCATCACAAACTCAAGCGACTGCTGTTCAATGTTTGAAAATGTCGCTCGATCCAGATCGGCAATCATGTGCGGCGGCACTCGAAAGAGCCTAGCCACATCGGTCATCTGAAACTTACGAAGCTCTAGGAACTGGGCGTCTTTGTTCGTGACGCCCACCTCATGAAACTTCATCCCGTTTTCGAGTACCAGAACCTTTCCCCGGTTCGCTCCTGACTGAGCCGCTTGGTAGGAGTCACGAAAGACACGCTTAGCTTCAGCGTCCTTAAAAGATCCGGGAAACTCAATCCAGCCACCGGTGGGTTTGGCGTCATTTGCAAAGAACCTTGCACCGTAGTCCTGGGCGGCCAATGCCATCCCGAGGCTTTCTCGAGCAAGTTCAATGGGGCTCATACCCAGTAAGCCATCCGACGAAAGCCCTCGCAGATGCCAGACGTCTTCACGCAGTAAGACCGACTCTTTGCCAAAGCGGTCGGTTACCCGATAGCGGTAGTCTCCACTGGCGAGTAACTCAAGCTTGATTCGGTCGGGGTGAATCGGAATTAGCTCGGCCACCTCACCGCGTGGATTCGTGATGATTTGGCAGTAAGCGTTACCACGCAGGGCCAGGTGCCCTTGAAGCATCTCACGCCATTCGAACGGATTTTGATAACGATTGGGTCGCTTAACCAGAAGGCGGTAGAGCCAGTGTTCGGTGTCCTTGTCTTTGCCACCGTCGGCACGCCTGCGATAGACCACGATCGGTAAAGACGCCATGGTCTCGGCCAATATCCGGACGCAGGCATAGACCGCCGCCAAGCGCATGGCACTGTCAGCCGACACACGGGCTCCGCTTGCAGTGCGAACCGAAACGGGCTCAAACCAAAAGTCGCCATAGGCCGATCGGTCATCGCTTGAAGCTTTGAATCGATCGAAAAAATTAAAGAGTCCCATGTGATCAGAGCAGCATCAGTTCGTAGTCGGCCCCCAGCACCACCGAGTCGCCCGGTTTGATTGCGCGTGATAGCGCCATGATCAGTGCCACGATTCCATCGATCTTGTTTTCTGCTCGCTCCTTGCGGGGGTAAATGTTGTCCTTAGCGTCCAGGTGGGCCACCACGTTGCTGGCCATCCAGCCAAGCACCGGGTCGCCATCGTGGGCTAGTTTCTTTTGAAGCACTAAGGCTTCCAGTGTTTTCATGGGCTCGCTAAAGTTGAGCACAGTGGGCCTAACCTCAATCATGGGCAAGCCTTCGGCCATCATCCGAGTTGAGAGCTGTGTTGCCTGAAACGGATCAAAAGCCACCGACTGGATCTCAAAGCGAGATGCAAAGTCGATCAGGTCCGCTTCGATCCACGAGAAGTCAATCACGTTTCCGGGCGTGACCGTCAGCCGCCCGGTTCTCATCCAGCCCGAGTACTGGCTGTTGGCTGAGTTGGCTACCGTATCTTCGGGCAGATAGTACTTGCCAAACACAACGAACGCATCCGAGACCTCGGGATGCGCGAACAGCAAAACGAGCGCGGCGATGTCAGTTTTACTCGCAAGGTCAAGCCCTATCCAACACGGCTGACCAGCAAACGCTTCAAGATTAAGCCCGGCATCAGCGCAGGCATCCCATGCCCGCATGTCCATCCAGGCGGTGTCGGCATTGACCCATTCATTTAAATGCTTCGTCTTAAAGTTATTAACTGCGCTGGGCAGCTGCATCGCTTTCGCTTGCAATGGCCCAAGCACTTCGGGTCGAACGGAGATGCCCCAATTCGGATTTGCCTTAATCAGCGCACCCTCGCTCGTCCAATCATCACCATCATCAAGTCCGTAGATGATGCCGAACTGTGTATCGTCGGCAACGACGTTCTCTAAAACCTTGCTTACAAAGGTGCGAACCTCGTAGCAGATGCCAGAGCGGTTGCTGCCGGCCGTGGTAATGACCCAGAGCAGAGAGTTGTCGCGTTTACCCGTACCCGTCTCGACAACGTCATACACGGTCCGAGTCTTATGCGCGTGGAGCTCATCAACGCAACCGAAGTGGATATTAAGACCATCGAGGGTCGAGCCTTCAGCGGAGAGTGCTTCAAACTTTGAACCAGATGCCAGCACATGGATGTTGTGGGCCCCCACGTTTACATCGAATCGACTGCGAAACCCGGGGCTGCGTCTTGCCATCATCTGCGCATCACCAAAGACTATGCGTGCCTGATCCCGAGTCGTTGCTAGGGAGTAAACCTCGGCGCCGCCTTCTCGATCCGCAGTGAGCATGTAAAGCCCGACGGCGGAGGACAGGGTCGACTTCGCATTACCCCTAGGCACTTCAATGTAAGAGCGCCGAAAGCGGCGCTTGCCATCTTGTCTCACCCACCCGTAAACGGTTGACAGGATAAAGACCTGCCATGGCTCAAGTTTGATGAGCTCACCGGCAAGCGGCCCTTTGACGTGGGGCAAGCGCTCGATGAACGCGCAAAGGTTATCTGCCGGGTAGTAGTCTCGCCCCTCTCGATCGTTCAGCTTCGGATTAAATCGATAAGGGCTCGCCTTGCCTTTAAATCGCGAAAGGTCGTCAAGTTGCCGTTGGCAAGCAAGCTTTACCCACTTACAAGCCGAGATCTCGCCCGCAACAACCTGCTCGGCATAGCGCTTTGCGATCTCAGAATAGGAGCCTTTTTCGTACAATTTAGGGACCGGAGAGTAGACGGCCTTAGGCCGCGTAATTTGACCCACTCCCGATGCGTAACCAAAACTGGCGGTACATAGAAAATGGGGGGCAAAATGGACAGAGGGTTTTCAGCTGAAACCGTTGATCTGGCCGAGGCATGTAAGACGCTCGCGAGAAGCCAGTCTGCTCAGGCGCTTCTAAAGAAAGAGGTCGGCAGCGATAACTACCCAGCCGCACTCGAACTAATGAAAGCCGGAACGCTCGAAGGCGATCTTGGCGCAACCGTCCACGACCTTTTCATCGACACTATCGTTAACGAGGCGACCACTGTCTGGTCAGGATTCATTCGAGACGAGAACGATGATTGGCCCGTCAGGGTCAATGAATATCAAGGAGTCTTTTGGGTTTTCGCTCTCGAGATCGATCCGGTTGGTTACTTCTTAAATGCTGAATCCGCTATTTCATTTGCTCGTATGAATTGGGGCGATGTGTACGAAAGCGGTGAGGAACCTCAGTAGCTCAATCACCCGGCGATGTCGGCCCATGGATCAATCTCGTCATCGACTGCTTCCATTGGCAGGCTGACCCGCGAGCGCGAGGCGGGCGTAAACCCCATCTCGACAGCAGCCTTGGTCATGATCTGCGCTTGTTTATTTGCAATCGCTAAATAAGGCGACTGCATTGGAACACCCGTGTTCGGTGCCTTAATTAACAATCCGGTTTTGCTTATGCCGGCTTGGGCTTTTCTATAAAGATCTGCAGCACACGCCCAGATCTCCAGCACCGACATATCCAGACGCTTCAGAAGATGCGGGGGAGCGCACTCCAATGCGTAACGCCAGGCGGACTTCGCTCCCTCGGTCATGTAATCGGGCGGCTCGACCAGATCACCATCGGGTTTCGGTTCCCGTGGATTGGTTCTACATTTCTGCAGCGTTCCTTTGATCTGCTTAACTTTTGTCGGTAAAGGTTTTCGACCCGCCATAAATCCTTATCGGGGGGACCCCCCCTAGTTTCAATTTGCACGCACAAAAATTTGGGCTGACGCGCGCATCTGCGCCACCCAACCGTAGAGATTTGACCCCCCCTAGGGGGGCTCAACGCCTGCCAGCCGTTTCCTTTGCGGTCTTGCGGTTGTGGCAAGAAACGCAGAGAGGCTGCAGGTTGGCCCGGTCGAACCGAGCACCGCCGTCTTTGAGCGGCACGATGTGGTCAACGACCCCGGCTGCAACTACCCGCCCAGCGGCCTCACATTGGGCACACACGGGCTTTTCTCGCAGGACCTGGGCTCTGATCAGCCGCCAGTCTCTTGATTGATAAAAGCCCAGCTCCGTATCAAAGGAGCGCCTGGCTCGTCCGTAGTCACGATGCACTGCGACACGGTGCGCAGGGCAATAGCCCGGCTTATCGAGCGCCGCCCCACATCCGGGGTATCGGCAGGGTGTTGGTGCGCTTTTGGGCATCAGGGCAAGCAATCAAGAAATAAGCAACAACATGGCGCAATTGACTTGGCTTTCCTCGGCACTAGAGCGTTCATACGAACACCATCAACCAACCGAAAGGAAGCAACCATGTCCCACAAACTCACCAGCACCCAGCAAGCCATCCTCACCCGCGCACACGAGAATCACGGTGGTAAGGTCGAGTGGTTTCCTGAGTCGTTAAAAGGTGGCGCAAAAGCCAAGACTCTTGAGAGCCTGACCAAAGCGGGATTGATTGTTCACAAGAAACGGGCGATCGCCCTTACCAAGGCGGCCTATGCCGCGCTTGGCATTGATCAACCAAGCCCTCCAGCCAAAGCACCCGGCGAAATCAAAACGCGTGAGAACAGCAAGCAGGCTCAGGTTATTGCGCTTTTAAAGCGACCTGAGGGTGCAACGATCAAACAAATCTGCGAAGCCACCGGTTGGCAACAACACACCGTTCGAGGGGCCTTTGCTGGCTCGTTTAAGAAAAAACTCGGTCTAGTGATTACATCCGAGAAAGAGGACAACGCTGAGCGCGTGTATCGAATCGCTTAACGGCTTAGTGCGGTTCGTCAGCAAGCGCCTCATCTTCCACCGGCTCATCGGCCCCTTGAATCATTTGGGCCTTTTGGCCGGTGTACTCTTCCCAGCGCTTCACAATCACATCGACGTATTTAGGGTCGAGCTCAATGAGCCTCGCCCGTCGCCCAGCCTTCTCACAAGCAATCAATGTCGAGCCTGACCCGCCGAATGGGTCAAGGACGAGGTCCTTGGTTTTACTGCTGTTTCGGACGGCCCGCTCGACCAACTCAACAGGCTTCATCGTTGGGTGAAGATCATTCTTGGCCGGCTTTTTTACGTTCCATACATCGCCTTGATCGCGAGCACCACACCAGTAGTGGTCGTTACCGTCTTTCCATCCATAGAGAATGGGTTCGTACTGACGTTGGTAGTCAGCTCGGCCTAGCGTGAAGGTATTCTTGGCCCAGATGATGAAGGTTGACCAGCGGCCACCAGAGGCACGAAATGCACTTTGCAGGGTATCGAGCTCAGACGAGCTCATTGCAATGTAAATCGCTCCCTTGGTGTAGACCACGATGTTGGCGCAGGCGTCTTTGAGAAACTGCTCAAAGCTATCACCCAAGTTGTCATTCATGATCGGGCGATTCTTGCCGCGCATCTTGTCTTTGGCCGTGTTGGCATAGTTCACGTTGTACGGCGGGTCGGTAAAAGTCATATCGACCAGCTCATCGCCCAACAGACGCTTGTAGTCATCGAGCTTGGTTGCATCACCGCACAAGACTTTGTGTTCACCCAAAACCCAAAGGTCACCAGGCTTTGAGATTGGCTCCACAACTTCAGGAACAGCATCCTCATCGGTGAGCCCCTCTTTGTCGGTCTCTTCACCTGCGATCAGTGCTTCCCACTCCTCTGTTGAAAAGCCGGTGAGCTCAAGATCAAAGCCAGCGTCCTTTAACTCGGATAACTCAATCCCAAGAAGTTCATCTTCCCAAGATGCGTTTTCACCAATCTTGTTATCGGCCAGTATCAAAGCTCGACGCTGCGTGTCCGTAAGGTGATCCATTGAAACCACGGGCACTTCAGCCATACCAAGCTTGCGGGCAGCTAAAAGACGTCCATGGCCCGCAATGACGTTGTTATTGCCATCAACCAAGATCGGTGCGCCCCAACCAAACTCACGAATGCTGGCTGCAATCTGTGCAACCTGGGCATCAGGGTGCTGCTTGGCATTACGAGCGTAGGGGATCAACGCTTCAACAGAGCGGTACTCAAGCTTGAGTGGGTTCATGGCGCCTTGGAAAAAGAAAAACCCGCGCAAGCAGTCTTGGGCGGGTTTTGGGAGTCTAGAAATGCAAACGCCCACAGGGATGATCCGTGTGGGCGCTTTTTTAGCGATTAGAGAAACTGTACATCATCGATATATATCGGTCAAGGTTTTTTAGCGTGCGTATCCGTAGTGAACGGCAAGCATGCCAAGCGCTGCCACCAAGATGCCTTTCGCTTCGTACTGGTTGAGCGTTCGCCCGTTCCACCCCTCGAGCAACGACCACTCTTTCACACTTCTTCCAAGGCCGGCAACGTGCCAGACGGCACAACCCCCAGGACTACATACACCGCCAACAGCATCGAGTGCTTCACCCAGGCGCTTTCGGGACCAGGCGGCACGCTCGGTAATGCTGTCTTGCCAATGGCCGCCTGGAATACGGTCCAGAGGTGGCGAGCCCACCGGATTAAGTTGCGCATAAACAAAATTTCGATTGAACTCCTGACCGGCGTCGTGCATCTCTTGGGTAATGGCGCCGTTTTTCAAAAGTAGGCCTAGGCTATCTACGCATCGGAAGTGTTCGGTGCGATACGTCGTTCCCTCTTCCTCTAAGGATTCCCACTGTGCCACACGGCCGCCGGGGAGTTCAACAACGCTGCCATGGGTCAAGGGTTCGAGGTTAGGATGTTTCTTACCCATGGCGTGCCTCCTGATCCAAGGCCCAGTGCAATATGGCAAGCGCATCGGCCTCGTTGTCATCAGAGGGCTCGTAGCCCTTAGCGCGCATGGCCGCAATGACGAGATCTTTGCCAGCATTGCCTTTGCCGGTCGCGTGCTTTTTGATGGTTGCGACCGGCACACCGAGGTAAGCCACGCCGTTGGCCTCGCACCAGGCAGACAACTGCCCTAAAAAAGCGCCATAGGTGTGAGCGGCTGCCGTCCCCTTATGGGCACGCACCTCCTCAAAGTAGACGCGTGCGATAGGGCCGCTCTGATCATGTAATTCAGTAAGCCACCGAGCAAAGCGCAGCATCGACATGCCGCCACCCTCAAACCGCCCGGGTTTGAATCCGTGACTGCCTGAATGAATGAGCCCGTTGGCACGCAGGGCCCATCCGGTGGTTTGCCCGAGATCGAGGGCCAAGACGACGCCTGAAGCAGGCGATGCTGATGCCGATAGCGGTTTGATGCTGTCCGTCTGCAGCGTTGTGCGTATGCCCATGGGCGTGTCCTCCTTGAAGTGCACGAGGCGACTTGGAGGAGCGCCGCTACAAACCGGGTCAGGGTTTACAGGGCTCCTTCACGTCCGAAGACCATTCGGGTGCGTGTAAGACTTATTTCAATACTTCATTCTTTCAACCTAGATCCCATGGTGGTGGGTCTATAGATATTTCAATATTTCATTCTTTCAATATAGATACCTTTTTCTTTTTCTCTCTTTAGGTGTGTCTAGGGACCCACTTTAAAAATGTATATATAGGATGTGGCTTTGAAATTTGAAGAAATTGAAGTAACTCGCCGCCACACCTGTAACCCATTGATCTACAAGACTTTGAGCCATTGAGTGGGCCGACCCTTGGCTTGAAGTAATAGCGACTCCACCAGCCTTGCCTCAGCCAACGTGCGCAGTACCCCGTCACGCTGACGATGGTCCATGAACTGCGTGCGCCTGGTGAACTCGCTTTTTGACATCCCAGCTTGGCCGGCGTCGCGCAAAATCTGTAGTGCGCGCTTATGGTTTGACTCCACCAGGTTCTCAGACACCCTTGCTGAAGCCTCCCGAATCGTGAGCTCGGCACAATGCCTCGAGAGCATGATGCCCCAATGCGCATCGTGATCTTCAATCTGGGGGTCAATCGGGTCACGCGACACCGCCCGGATCAACGCTAGCTTGGTGGCGTTTTCCTCAATGCGCGCCAAAATCGACGAGTAGCCCGTACCTCGGGTGGTTCGCAACCTTGCTACTAGTTCATCATCCAACTGCCGAAAAGCGGTCTTAGCGGCCGCAGTCATGGGCACAACGCGCGGGTCGACCATCACCTCGTCGATTGCACCCACATCTGTCAGGTTCCCGATTAGCTTGCCGCCACCCTCATGAATCAAGATAAGCCTGTCGATCAAGTCTTGCGGCGGGTCGATCACACCAAACTGCTCGTTGCTGTCGGGAAAGTCCTCTTCGCTCTCCATGATTAGAAAGCGGGCGAGCGACCCGTCGGCTACGTTGGATGCTTGTAAAGCCTGCCAAAAGTGCAGTGGCGTTGTCGTGCCGTAAATGCAAGCACACGGCTGGTGAATTGCTCGGTGGGAGTTGTTGTGCTGATTGCTTGCGTACTCAATTCCAAAATACGTGGTGCCCGCCGTGGTGTAGAGCTCGGTCATTAGGTCCAAGATCTCGCAGACGTATCTGGGTGATCGCTTGCGGTCTGCGGCTGCTGACAAAAACATGCCGAACTCATCAAGCTGAAAGAGAATGGCCGGCTGGCGCTGGATTGCGTTCAATAGCCCAGAGCCTGAGGCGATCTTGTTGCCGCCGAGGTACTGCAAAAGCCCAGCCTTACGAAAGAGCTCATTGACTACGACTCGGCTGTGGTTCTTTCCAGCCCCACTCTCTGCGATGCCGACCACATAAAGATTGGAACGCGTATTGCTCTCCGTGCGGTACTTGCGACCCATCAATGCGCCGATGGCACACAAACTTGCACCAAGTGCTAAGACTGGCTGCGGCCGCTTGGCAGTCGCTGCCATAAAGGCCATGAGATCAGCAATAATTCCGCCCACGTTATCCCAACCCACTGGCATCGGTTTGGGTGGTGGAGGCAATGCCTGCTGCTCTTCGATGGCAATGGGGTCTACCGCCTGCAACGACTGCAAGAACTCTTTGGCCGGGTGATGACCGTTGACCACAATCTCCCCGTTCAAACGAATATCCGCCGCAGGCTCCCAGCCGTTATCAAGGGCAAGCTTATAGATCGTCCCAGCGCCAATCCGATCCGGTGCAAAGCTTCGCCATGTCTTTGCCGTGAACTTTGGGTCATTCTTTTCAGACGACGCTGACCACGCATCAAAAAGCGGCCAGCCTTCATCGCCCAGCGCCCCTTTGATCGCAAGACCGATACGAACCCAGCTGTCGTAATCAAGATCGGCGTTACGAATGTGCTGTAGGGCATCTTCGACCGCCTCAAACGTTCCCCGCTGCTCTGGCAGCGTCACATGTTCTTTGACTGCGGTATGACCGGCCACCAGTGTTTGGGGCCTTTGTGCCGGTGGGATCAGTTCATAAGCTTGCTTGGCAAACTCACGAGCCTGCGCCTCGGTGATGGCGGGTAATTCGTCCGGCGTGAGATCCGCCAGCGTCGTGACGGGCCACTCATAGGGCTTACCGGTGTCTGGGTGAACGCCATAGGCGATGAACTGCTGCCCGACGCCGAGAACCTCAATCGGTGGGTATTTGAATCCGGAAAATGGCTGAGCCGCACGGTAAACCAAGAGCCGTTTCGGAGCATGCCCGATGCGTACTGCTGGGGTATCTCCCAAAAGCCGCTTGGCCAAGCCTTCAATCTTTTCAGCGATCTCTTTCGAAAAGAGCACATCAATATCAATGCCGATGACACGGCCTGCCGCAATACCGATTCCTGCCTGCGGCCAGTTGCCCCAAATGTCGACTTCGTTGTCAGTGGTGTCGCGCTCGCAGTGCCGGCTCCACTTGGGATACTCATGCCACTTGCCCTTGCGATAAACGCCCGGCTTTTTGGTATTGGGTTGAATGGGCAGGATCGGAAAACCACGATCGACCAGCGTGGCCCCTAGCTGAGCCATGTAATTGTTGTTTGTCATGGGGCTCCTTAAAACGGTGGGTCATCGCCATAGGACTCACGCAAGGAGTCCTGAAACGATGTCACGATCACATCAACCAGCGTTGCCCACTCCTGCTCAGTCCAGGTCACCAGATCCGTTTTGCCTGTGAGCTCCACGTAAATCCCACCGTCCCGACTGGCTGCTGCAAGCGCTGTCTGTTCGTGTTTGTTTGGGTTAATCATTCCTTTAAGCCTGCTTCCAATATCAAGGCAACGCATAGAGCAGTACTCCGTGCTTGGTCCTTCTTGTCTGGTTAAGGCGGGCTCATAGCCAAAGCCTCGGGGTGCCCGCCTACAAATCGCGCAAATCACTGAAAGCGCGCCCCAACCACCTCCATGTAGCGGCCGGACATTCGCACTGCAATTTCTGCCGGACACTTCAGCTGCTGGGCGTACGCTAAGGCGTCATCAACTCGCTTGGGCAGTGGTAGGCCCGGCGCACGATTGGCCCACCACGAAGCCGCCTTTTGCCTTGGGTAGCCCGTGTGCTCAATGCAGATCCACTCGCTGTGGTGTGCAAGGCCACTCCAGTAATCGACGCGCAGTGATGGAGGCTTGCCAGGCTTGTCGTGCTTGGCATAGCTCACTCGAGTGACAGGCACCCATTGCGAGTTGCGGTTACTCAAAATGTCGAGCGTGCTGGCCTTGGTATCGATCTTGAGTTGTGGCGGCGGAAAAATATGACCGCAGTCCGGACACTCACGCACCGATGCGTGAACGATGCTGTTGCAGTCAGGACAGGCCTTCGTAGGTGCAACCCCATCATCACCGCCTTTGGGGCGCTTGGGCTTGACTGCATCAATTGGGCCGTGCCGCGCAATGTTGCCCGCAAAATCCAAAACCAAACAATCGGTCTTGCCTGGCGCAAGCCGGCATCCTCTGCCGACAATCTGAACGTATAGGCCAGCAGATTTGGTCGGTCGAAGCATGGCAATCAGATCAACCGCCGGTGCGTTAAAGCCCGTGGTGAGGACATTGGCATTGGTTAGGCACTGAATCTTGCCTGCCTTGAAGTCAGCAATGATGCGCTCGCGCTCATGGCTTGGCGTATCGCCCACGATGGTCTCGCAGCTAATGCCCCTGGAACGGATGGCATCGCGTACATGGTGGGCATGCTTCACACCGGCGCAAAAGACAATCCAGCTCTTACGAGTCTTTCCGTACTGCATGATCTCATCGACCGCTGCCTGCGTGATGCTGTCTTTGTCGACAGCTGCCTCAAGCTCCCGAGCGACGAACTCACCGCCTTGGGTCCGAACCCCTGTCACGTCAAGCTCGGTGTTCATCTTTTTGGACACGACAGGCGCCAAATAGCCCTGATCAATCAACTCCCGAACCGTGGCCTCATATGCGATGTCGGTAAAGACCGCATCATCGCCCTCATGCAAAAGGCCAGAGTCAAGCCGGTACGGTGTGGCAGTAAGGCCTATGACTTTAAGCTGGGGGTTGAGTCGCTTTAAGCCCTCCAAGAAAGAGCAATAGCGGGTATTGGATGTCCTTGGAATGAGATGAGCCTCATCAATCAAGACCAGATCGCACTGCTGCACTTTATAGACGTGCTTGTAGATCGACTGGATGCCCGCAAACAAGATGCGCGCATTGATATCACGCTGCTTTAACCCAGCGGAGTAAATCCCCGCTGGTGCCTCGGGCCAAAGCCGCATGAGTTCTTTGTAATTTTGCTCAATCAACTCTTGCACATGGGTCACAATCAAGATGCGCTGATCGGGGTAATGCTTTAAGACGCCTTCGACAAACTTGGCCATCACTAGCGACTTGCCACCTGCCGTTGGAATCACCACGAGCGGATTGCCGGTGCTTTCATTAAAGTAGTTGTAGATGCCATTGATGGCGGCGTCTTGGTACGGACGTAAACTGAGTGTCATACGGTTTCTCCTATCGTCGGTTGCGTTTGCTTATGAATGCCCACGTCACGCCATAGGCGCCCGTTGGCCAAGTGGTACTCCACCCACTGGCTGCCCGCATCCACCTGGACGCCGCAGACAAGCGATGGCAAAAAGAGGTGGTGCTCACACGCCTGGCGCTGATCCATCTCGCTTAGTTTTTTTTGGTGGTGCTCGCACTGCCAGCCGCCCTCAACTGGGCTTGAATGCAAACAGGTGCGGCAATTGATCTCGGCAGTCGATGGCCCAGGTGCAGAGCCGTGACAAACCGGCGCGTGGTCACACATCCGGCACTGATACCAAGTGGGGTCATCGGATATCCGTGGCGGTGCATCTTTGGCAAAGATGATCCGTTCTGCTTTTGCCAATAGACCCTTTGCAAACTCGGTATCGACTTCAACGCGCTCGATGTACAGGTCGTCGTTATCTTTGTTGACCGCCATATACATCGCACGAGTCATGCCCATCAGGTGCATGTAAATCTGCATCTGCGCAAAGTGCTGGGGTTTGCTCTCGCGCACAGTCTTGGCCACGAGCTCGTTAAAGCTTTTGTTCGAATGGGTCTTAAACTCCAGCACGTGCCAGGTCTTGGGCGCTTCAAGCAGGTTGATCGCCACTCCATCTAAGGAACCGCCGAAATGGCCGCCATGCGCCTGGACACGAAACTGCCGCCCGGTGTCTGGGTCGACCTCAAGCACCGTGGCGCCAACACGGCGTAGATTTAAAACGAGCCTGGCTTCTTCTAACTGTCCGGTCTCAAAGAGCCGCAGCAAGCGGCCTTCGTGCTTGGCACGCGTCACCCAGCGAAAGTCATAAAACAATGCTCTCTCGCAAGGCTTGCCAATAAGTGAGGCTCCAAGGTGACTTCGAAAGCCATCCCCGCTATCGGCCTCATACGCCGAAAAGATGGCCTCTCGCGTTGGGCAGAGCTTGATCGGCAACTCAGCCATGACTTGCCCCTTGGGCATCAGCCAACTGCTTTGCACGCTGGACAAGGCTGGCCCATTGCTGATCGTCAAAGTCAGACCGGACCACCTCGATGATGGCGTCTTTTAACTTCTCCCGAGGCTTGCCGCAGCCCGTATTGAACTGCGCAAGGCGTGCATTGATCAGCGCTTGCTCTTGCTGCTTTAAGCGAAGCGCTGTCTTTGCTCGGTGATACCACCCCGCATCCAGTGTTTTCTTCTCGGCCTGCCGACGAATGTCGGTGGTGGCAATCTGAATCCGGATGGACGAGATCTCACCCTGAAGCGCAGCAAGCCTCTCCTTGCAGGCCTGTGCGGTTTCAGGAATGCGAATCTGGTCCTGGGTGTGGAAGGTATCTGCCATCGAAAGCCTCTCCATTTAGGCCTGGCGTTTCCAAGGCAGGCCGTTAGCAGCTGGCGCATTGGGTGGGGCCACCACACCTGTGCGAGCAGCGGGCGCGGGGGCTGCAGCCGGAGTCGCTACGGGCTGACTTACTCCGCTGCGTGGCAGGTAGCGAATAGAGTTGGACTCGCCGTACATACCCTTTGGCGGGCGCACACGCACATCTGCAATAAGGGGAATCAGGTGTAGCTGCTCGGAGTTGCTGACCTGAAGCTTCCCGACAGCGCGACAGATGGATGAGAGTGTGCGCTGAGCGATCTGCACGGTGTCAGGGTTGGCGTTGACCAGGTTAAGCCGATCGAAGAGCTTTCGGCCTGCGTACTGACCCTCCAAGATGTCGAGCTCAAGATACAAATACTGGCCGTTACCATCCTTCGTCACACGCATTTCGGAGTGTGTGATCTGAGAGAGGTACTTGCCAGGTGGATAAATCTCGTAACCATTGCTGGGTTCGATGGACGATGCGTCAAAGGTTTGTCCTAGGGATGCCATTGCGATACTCCTTTTTCAGTTTCAGTTGGCGGGGTTTGCGTGGGTGGAAATCAACATGGGTTGAACGGTTGCCGGCATGGCCTGCGCAAAGGCAGACCATTCGAGGGGGAGCGTGTCGGGTAGGTCGTAGCGGTTCTTGGCCAAGAAAGCGGGGCGTTCGACCGTGTGGATCACACGTTCGCCCGATCCCACGGCACGGCTGACCTTTTTGTTAAAGCCAACATCGGCCTTGACGGTGGAAATTCGGTAATTGGCAAACAGCACCACGTCCGAGTGCTCTTGTAGTAACGCCGCTGCTCTTGTGTGCAGCTTGATGACATACCTGTCATAAGGATCGTGCTCAGGCGAATCAAAGCGTTTGATATCGGTGTGCGCGATCTGTACGACGGCCATGCCACGGTCATCACGCAAGGCGTTTAGACCATCAACGTACTGACGCCAAAGACTCAGACAGGCCACATAGCCTTTGCCGTAGCCTGCGTCCTCGATTGAGTTCCAGCCGTTATCACGACAAGCCTTTGCCCACACGAGCGGCTCAAGCCAATCCACGCTATCGATGACCACCGTCTTAAAGTCGTGATCCTCGGTATAAAGCGAGCCTAAAGCCTCGATAACTTCTTCGTAGGTGCGGGCCAGTGGAAAATGAGTGGCCGACAATGTGCCAAGACCATCTTCCGTCTGGATGAACACCGGGCTGTTTGCTTCGGCGGCGAAGGTTGTTTTGCCTACGCCTGCCACACCATGAATCAAAATGCGTGGTGGCTTAGGTGATGCTGCTCGGGTGAGTTGTGCGAGTGTGATGGCCATTATTGGTTTCCTTCGTAGTGGGGGTCATTAGCTGCAGCGGGCATACGACTGACATCGATCTGCTCCAACCGATAAGTGGGTTTGCCGGGCTTCAACGTCCGTGCAGGCTCAAAAAGCGCACGTACGGCTGGCGGCCAGGCGTTGTATTTGGTCTCGGACACTGCGATCTCGATACCAACGTAGTTGTTCGGGTCCTCACCCCACTTGCGCAGCGCCTCAACGGCATCACGGAGTTTTAGTTGGTCGTACTCGGTGCGTTTCGGTAGATCTGCGACAACCACATAGCCATCGTTTTCAAAGCGAACCCGACCGGTGTCCTTTCCCTGTTCCTTGCGTAGCGCATTCGCACGCTCAGCAAACCGACGGTTAAGTTCAGACTGCAGGAGTTGCTCGTAATGACGGGCTGTCTCCTTGGTGTGGTTCGTTTTTTTCAATAGCTGGTCGATTTCAGACAGCGGCAGGCTTTCGAGCTCTGCGACATACAACTGCCCAATTTCATCCAGCACGTCAGACTCAGGTGTCATAGCGGCTCGCTTTCAGTTGGCGTGGTTGGTGGGGGTGGCGGTTTTAAGACGGCTCCTGATTTCAGGGGGCGTCAGTGATGCGCGGGAGCGCATCGCCAAATACAGGTAGCGCCCCTCAGAGATCTTTTGGCTGAATAGGTGAACAAGGCCAAGCTCGCATGCAATCCAGGCACGTCTTGCTACAGCGTGAAGGCGATTGCGATCCTTAGAACCCAGCGTTGAAACATCAGAAGCACGGTCACGAAGTAACATCCCCTCGTGATAGACAATGGCCTGCCCAACCATGGCAGATGCAATCCAGTCACAAAGGGCGGCCTCTGTGATGGGAAGCTCTGGAAAATATGTGGCATTTAGAGCAGACCTTGCCACCGAGTGGCGGCGCTCCGCATCTACCGTCGAATTTTCTAAGACCTTAATTGCCGACAAATTGACCTCCGTGTTGTTGAGCAGGTGTTGCTCATTCATACGGAATGACCGGGAAGTTTTTCTCAGCGCACTCATGCAGCGGATCTCAGCCCGAACATTCGGAGATGCATGCTTAAGTCATTTACACGCCGGTAAAAGGTCGCGGTCGACAGTCCGGACGCTTGGCAGGCGCTTGGTAGGTCTCGATGCAGGCCGAGAAGGTTAATCAGCTCGACTTCCGACGGGCTTAAGTACGCGCAAGCAACCAAGAGGTCATGCAGAACGGCGCCGTCCGAGAAAAGGTCCCCGTCGATGCCGCCCTCAAGCGTTTTTCGATCCAGCAAACCTTCGATAGTCGGATTTATTTCCGGGTCGTTCGCAGCATCAGTGTCGACCTCGTCAGCATTGAGTGGCAGAAAATAGGTCCTAGTACGATCAAACGTGAGTTTTTCTGATATGTCCGCGGCTAAATGGCGAGACACCACACCTGTAAACGTGTTGACCGACCCTTTTGCTGGGTCGTAGCGGTCTGCCTGTTCAAGCAGTCCAAGCACGATGGTCTGCTTGACATCTTCGAACTCAGAGTCACTCAGCCTAAATGCATTTCGCAGCGAGCTGGCGCGTACCTCAGCGGCGGTGATGACTGAGGAAAGAAAGTCTGGTTGTGATTTTTCCGGTTGCTGGTTCATGTGTGCGCTTTCGGTTACGTAATGCGCACATCTTCGAGAATCCAATTTGCCAGCGAAACATCTCGGGCCAGCCTAACCGGTGTGTTTGGTGAGCAGAGTAGGCTCTCAAGGGAGCCAAAACACCCTGTTTGGGTACCCTAACGGGGTATGGTTTTGCTTAAATTTTTCCCTTGCGACGGTCTGAGACCCATCCCTCAATGGTACTTACGGAATACTTCAACAAATTCTGCTTTCGTGCCTCTTGGTCCAGCCATTGCCAAAGGGCCGTCGCGGCGCCAGCAATACTCTTACCATGCAAAATGGGGCTTTGTTGATATTGTTCCAGTACCGCAGCTCGGCTCCTGTCCCTGCTTACCAAGCTTTTTTCCTTACCAATCCTTCCCCACTGACTCCGCTGCTCTGAATCAGTTTTCTTGATTTCTTCAAGCTCCTTAGCGACGGCAGCTGCTTTCAACTCCTCGGCCCGATTCAAGGTGGCTTCGGTGATTACGGTTAACTGACTGAATTTTTTTACCCCCTCAGCGTAGGTCACAGCTTCCATCGCATCAATCAAAAGACTTGCAAATCTTGAGACCTCATGGGGCTGGTACGCCTTTGTCGGCCGCTTTACAGACTTCATCTGACTAATATCGAACACATACTCCAACGAATGTAGGTAGCTGCCTATCATCGCCAAAGCCATAGCGGCAAAGTACTCGTACTCCTTCGCATCCTGAACATCCGAGTGACGAAGAATTTCCATCGTCTCAAAGACTTCTTTAGCGGCGTCGATTGCCCGGGTGTTTTCGCTGGTCCTGATGTCATAGTCGTCTGACGCCTCTGGTTTGATAGACCATCGCTCGCCTTCATCGTCTGACTCGAGAAGGTCATAACGCCCCTCGCTTTTTAGCATCTCAATTGAGTTGGTCTTTTCATCATCGAAGTAGGCATCAATCCAGCTATCAAGCTCGGCCCCAAGCCACCTCACGTCCTGGGTTGTTCGGCCACGGAGCACGTAACGAGCACGCCAGGCAATATCCCGAGCTTCTTGAAAAGGCGCCCAAGATACCTCGTCCTTCATTGGGTCGTAGTGATTCAGGTCCGAACTGTAAAAACCCATCCTACCTCCGTGTACGCGTACTTTTTAGCGAATGTTCTATTTTAAATTAGGCACCCAGACGCTTGAGAAAAACTCGCTACCCAACCCGTATGAATGGGTATGGAAGCCGCATTCACCCCCCTTCATCCCGATGTCATCAGTCGACTGGCACAAATTCTTGCATCCGGCGCCACACGGCGCATAGACGCTCAGAAAGGACTTGCTGAACGCACCGAACAGAGCGTTAGTACTGGTGTTTTGACCACCCAGGAGGATTCCGATGACGCTCAGTAGCACCCTGGCCCGCGTGGCCGCCCTGAAATCTGCCCCGATGAGTGACCTGCGGCGGATGTGGGAGCAGTTGTTCCATCAACCAGCCCCGCAGTTCAACCGCCAGTTCCTTGAGAGCCGGCTTGCCTACCGTATACAAGAGCTCGCCTTGGGCGGCCTCAAACGGGAGACCATTCGACGCCTTGAGCGCCTGGGCGATGAGCTAGACGGGGGCAAAAGACATGTTCGCAAGCGCCGCCTAGACAACCGCCCGGTTGCCGGTACAAGGCTAGTCCGGGAGTGGAAAGGGGTGTCCCACGAGGTGACCGTTGCTGACGACCACTTCGTTTACCAAGGCAAGCCCTACAAGTCGCTCTCAAGTATTGCAAAAGAGATCACCGACACAAACAGAAACGGCTGGGCGTTTTTTGGCTTGCAAAGCTCGAGGGGCGGCTAATGGCAACACCTCAACGCAAACTCTGCTGCGCGATCTACACGCGTAAATCAACCGATGAGGGGCTCGAGCAGGACTTCAACTCGCTCGATGCTCAACGCGACGCATGCGAGAACTACATCTCCAGCCAGAAAGCCGAGGGATGGCTGCAACTCCCTGAGCGTTACGACGACGGTGGCTACTCCGGCGGCAACATGGACCGCCCCGGACTGCAGCGGCTGATCGCCGACATCAAGAAGGGGGTTGTCGACATCATCGTTGTCTACAAAATCGATCGCCTCTCAAGATCGCTTGCCGACTTCGCAAAGCTGGTGGAGATCTTTGACGAACACAAGGTTACGTTTGTCTCCGTTACGCAATCGTTTAACACCACCACATCGATGGGTCGGCTCACGCTGAACATCCTTCTCTCTTTTGCACAGTTTGAGCGCGAGCTGGCCGGTGAGCGTGTGCGCGACAAGATTGCCGCATCACGACAGCGCGGTATTTGGATGGGCGGAATGCCTCCGCTTGGCTACGACGTGTCTGAACGAAAGCTCGTCCCCAACCCAGCGGAAAGCAAACTCGTGCAAGAGATCTTTCGCCGGTTTGCGCTGGTTGGGTCTATGGCTAACTTAGTCAAAGATCTCCGGGCCAAAGGCATCACCTCGAAGTCATGGATCACCGCAAAAGGCGTTGAGCGAAAAGGCAAACTGGTCGACAAAGGCTATATTTATAAGCTTCTGAACAACCCGGTGTACTTAGGTATTGCCGCCTACAAGGGACAGCATTTCCCGGGCCAGCATCCGGCGATCGTCGACCAAGCGCTTTGGGACCAAGCACACACAGCGCTCTCACGTGATCGCGAAAAGAAACAGAAAAAAGCCGCACGCTCTGAGCGCGACTCGAAGGCTCCCTGCCTCTTAAAAGGGCTTCTTTACTCCGCAGAGGGGCGCTGCTTTACGCCGGGCTACACGATTAAAAAACAGAGGTACTACAGGTATTACATCAATACCGATGCGATCAAACTTGGGTCAGCTGCGTGTGAGGTACAGCGCCTCCCAGCCGGTGAAATCGAAGCAGTGGTCATCGAAAAGGTGAAAGAAATTCTGCGCCTACCTGAAATTACCGCAGCGGCCGTTGCGGAGGTGACAAGACTACGTCCAGACATTGAGGAAGATGAGGCTATCGACGCCTTGCGATCTATCGATGCGGTATGGGACGAACTCTTTCCTGCCGAGCAGGCTCGGATTGTTAAAAGCCTGATTCATCGGATCACGGTGCGCCCGGACGGAGCATCGATTGAATGGGTCTCCGACGGGGTTGCAACGCTAATTAACCAGACCGTTCGCCCGAGAGAAAACGTGTTGGAGGCAGCATGACGCCCACGACTGAAATCGCGATGAACTTTTATCGCCGAGGCGTTAAGACGATCATTATTAAGCCGGACGGCTCTCGAGTCCTTGAGCGAAAAGAGGCTAAGGTCGATAACAGCATGGTCAAGGCTATCGCTCGGGGATTCAGGTGGCAGCGACTGATGCTTGATGGCGTTTACAACACGATCTACGACATCGCTGAGAAAGAGAATATCAGCCCATCGTTTGTCAGCCGAATTTCCCGGCTCGCAACCCTATCGCCCCGAGTCGTTGAGGCAATCGTTGAAGGTAAGCATCCACCGCACCTGACGATGAAAGACTTATTTAAGCCTTTTCCAGCCGAGTGGGCGCTACAAGAACAGGTGTTCTTGAGCCTGACTCCTATCGAATGGACAGACCAATAAAAATCCCCACGGCCAGAACGACCAAGAGCAGTAACCACGACGGCGCACCCAAGCGCTGCGGTTCGGTCTGAGTCTGTTGATTGTCCGCCTCAGACTCTGGCAAATCGAGCCGTTTCCGATACGAAAGACCGGTGCCCGGAATCCCCACGTTACCGGTTAGCTTGCCGTCCCTGGCCGTCACACTTGCCCCCCGCGTGCCCACGGTCCAAGAGATACCGGTCTTGCTTACGTTTAGGCGCAAGCCTGGCAGAATCTTGATGCGTCTTTGGAAGCGAAAACTCATGAGTTGAAACGCTCTAGACCCTGGTACTTGATGTGCATCTCGTGTCCCCTGTAAAGAGGCACGAAATTTCCGTTGTTGACCGCGTCAGGATCGAACGGATCATCAACGGACGCAACAGCCACAGAAGCAAAATGTCCCGGGTGCCCCAGTTTGTTGAAGTGTGCTTGCAGCTCATCTATGTTGCCTGGGAGCCTCGCTTGTGACTCTGGGTAGCGAACAGCACGGACAACCACCCACTCGGGACCGTCATCACCAACAAACCAAAGCGATGGGCTAACCCCGGGGTTGCCGTTCCATGACATTAGCTCGCGCCCCTCTTGAGCGAGTTGGTCACGAACAACCTGCACCGCAAGGTCTTGCAACTCCCAATCGGTCATTACGATCTTTTCGTCAGATATCAGAGCCGGGGGGTTAATTGGTTGACGAGACCTGGCGTCAAGGAGGCCCCAGCCGGGCTCTTCTGGCTCCCAGTCGGCACCCACCCTACGCATTGGCATCACGCAAGCGTGTCCGGCACAGCCCTCCGCTATGGCGAGTAGTCCGCCTGGATTACCGGGAGTTTCAAGTCTGCCATCCACGTCCTCAAGCTGGATGAAAAACAACTGGTTCCCAAGCCTAAAAGACAGATGCTCGAGAAACGGTGGGTTGAGGTGGGCACGTAACCAGCTCTGCAGAGGTCCCTGCGCCTGATTCTGAATGTGAAGCCCAGCAGCGTTCCAACAGCGAGCGAAGTCGTCTGTGACTTCGGCCATGTGGATGTCATGCATTCTTTACTCGCTTCGTCGAACGACTTTTTCTTGCCTTCGGTTTTTGCCACAGCTTGAGGATCACGTCATCTGGGATGTCACCCATGAGTGGAACGACCCAATAATCATGATCTTTACCCAACGCTTGCAGAAATGATTCTCTAGTCGGCCAGATTCCTTGCCATTGGCAGACTGGTCCACCTTGCCCATGAATTTCTACAATGCAGGCGATACAAGCCTTACTCCCATCTGTGGCACTAAGCTCATAAGTATGAACACTCGGCAGTAAATACTCATCGTCTCCGGTCAGAACTCGATCAATGTGACTTCTGCCCCATCTAATCCGATCGTCATCTGTAACAGAGACATCTTTAGGTATGTCCATGCACGCTTTTAACTCTCCATCCTCAAATTGAAACTGGGCCAGGTGGCACAAGTTAAGCGCCATTTGGTCACCCAAATCTGAGATTAAAGCGTCCCAACCGTCGACCTCTAGCCACTCTTGTATCAGCCCCAAGCTTTGACTTGACGCTTTTTTATTTGACTGGAATGCCGCTATTACCTCATCAACTGCAAACTGAAGGCGCGCAGGAAATTCGCTAGTCATTTTTATCCCTCTTCCCCACCATCGATCCAAACGTCGCAATCGTGAACCACGCACAATCAAGCATGAAAGGCTCGTTACTTGCCTCAAGCGTCAGTCTTAATTTGAAAAAGAAATTTCGAAACGGCGCCACTAAGACTGCCGATAGAGTGTCGCCACTTTCATACAGTTTTAGACGAGTACCTGCCTCCTCATGTTCACGCATAACTGTTGCGCTTGGATTCATAGACTCAAAATCAGAGATAGCTTGATGGTATTCGGCAAGAGCACTCCCATCGGGATCGTCCAGGATCGATTTCGACATTTCCTTGTCATAGGCATAGATGGTCATCTTGGCCATAGGAGCTGAGTAGGCTACCGATAAACCCAGGCCCGGCGACATTTCTTCGTTATTAATCAACCCGTCAAAGTGAAACCAACCCAGCTGCCACGGTAAGCCTAGCTGTGCAGGGTGACCCAACGGTACTCGTGCACCAGGGAGCGCCTCTGCCATTGGCAGGTCAACTTCGGAGAGGTCAAAGTAGAAACTCCTCTTTTCGGTGATGATCTGATCACCTTCGGCATACTTGACCTCGCTAGTCAGTTTCTCAACTCGACCCATGGGTCCCTCAACCGGAAGTCTCTCAATTGCCCGCCAGTACCATCCATTGATTCCGTAGACACACCGAGCAACCTCAAGCTGTGTCGTCGCAGCCTCCATTGGGTTTTTTGAAGTGAGGATTATTGGATCGTCTGCGCTCTGACCGAAACCTCCCGAGATGGGGAGGTCTTTATCGAAGTCCTTCAACAGCATTTCTCTTAGCTTCATGCTTCACGCTCCCTTGGGTTTCTGTAAGCCTCGTCGAGGCTACTGCAAGGCAAGCTCACTTGATGAGCCACACCACTGATACACTCGATATCGACAAATTTAGACATCTTTGCCCTATTTTCGCTTATATTTCTCATTTGTATAGCGAATAAGCAGCGGAAGCAAGAGACGAATCCGAAAAAGCGAGACCTATGAGCCTAGAAGCCGAACGACTGAGCGCACTGATAGAGTTCTGCCATCAATCTGCGCGGTTGAGAGGTAAACCAACTGCTGCTGTCTCCTCTCACAGCAACTTTAGTCTGTACGAGCATGAGCTCGCCGGGTCACCAGGGATTAGGCTCAATCACAGTGGTCTTGATGGCACTGATGAAATATGGATCTCGGTTGACCGGCTTCACGAGACCAAACCACCAGAGATCAACAGCGAATGGCTAGCGCCTTGGATCATCCTGGCAAAAGGACCGAATGAAGGGCCCTCCCTCAGAGAGAGCATTGACGGCAGCGCTCTGCTAGAGGCAGGCACACATACAGAAGACGCAGCTGAGGAATTGCCTCAGGCTGCCCCTAACGAAGTAATAATCTTTAATGACTACCCAGAACGTAACCGCGTGTCTGCGCTGTTTGAGGAGTATGTCAAAGCAAAATGGACGCCATGGGCGACCGAGGAAAAAAAGCGATTAAAAACAATTCGTTTGTACGCCCAACTCTTTACGCTAAAGCAGCAGCTTGAGGGTGGAATTGTCGAGGCACAGCTGGAGTTAGTCTGGGGTATAGGAATCGGTGTATGGAAGCAGCCATCAGCGACAGTTAGTTACCCGTTAGTTAGTCAGTTAGTAGAGCTGTCATTAAACCCAATAACCGCAGCGCTTGAGATACGCCCAAGAGATGTAAACCCGCGTGTTGAACTTGATTGGTATGCGACCCAGGACAACCCTGGCGTTGCCGACCTAGAAAAAGCAGCAAAAATCTTCTTTGATGGGCTTCCACAAACACTCTCACCGTTTGACCGCGGGACCTTCGAGCCGCTTCTAAGAAGTGCTGTTACCCATTTAGATGCCAACGGGGTCTATTGGCCGTCACAAACTCCAGCGGAAGACAGAACCGTACCGAAGGCAGATGACAAGCTCAAAGTAACCGACACTTGGGTTTTGTTTGCAAGACCAAGAACCAACAGCACATACCTGCAAGATCTTGAACGACTTAAGGCAGCTGCGGAAGAACTAGATGAGCTTCCACCTGCGGTAGCTGCGATTGTCACCGACCCTGACAGCGAAAACCCTGAGGTTGAATTCCCCGCGTTTAGGGGAGTGTCAGCCAGTTATCACAGCGACGGCGCTGACTACGGCTCAGCCCCACCCTCGCACAAGGCAAAGGATCTCTACTTTCCAAAGCCCTTCAATGATGAGCAAGTTCGGATCATTCAGCTTTTGGAAATTTTTGACGGTGTGGTTGCACAAGGACCTCCGGGAACCGGCAAGACGCATACGATTGCCAACGTCATTTGTCATTATTTGGCGAACGGCAAGCGGGTGCTTGTGACCTCTATGAAAGATCCAGCACTTGGCGTACTTAGCGACCAGCTGCCGGACGAGATAAAACCGCTAGCCATATCGCTACTCACTAGCGAACAAGAAGGCCTGAAGAAATTTGAACACTCGATACTAAAAATTGCTTCGGAAGTTCAGAGCATTGATCGAACAGCAACATCAAAAGAAATCCGGCATTTAGAGGAGTCTATCGATGCACTACATGGACAGCTGGCGAGAGTCGACTGGGACATATCAATTTGGGCAAAGAAGAATCTAAACAAAATCACGATCGACGGGGTAGACATCGATCCCGCTGACGCAGCCAAGGAACTTGTAAGCCATGCCGGGGCGTTTGAAATTATCCCGGATGCCATCAACATCACGAAAGAGCACGAACCAAAATTCAACGACCAAGATGTCATAGAGCTCCGTACCGCACGCGCAGAACTTCAAAAGGACCTTGTATATCTTGATGCCTCATTGCCACAGCTTGCAGAATTTCCCGACTCGCGGTCAATTCTGCAAACACATCAAGACCTATCAAGATTCGAACAACTTAAACGTGATGTTGAAAGCGGCGATGTACCAAGCCTGTCAGACACCTTCCAGAAAACTATCGATTCTGCAATTGCCCTTAAAGCGGATATCGATGAACTAAAAGACATTCGAGCACGCTTAAATTCAACGGGCTTTAACTGGATTTCTTCACTAAAAAGCGGCATCACCGATCCTGCGAAGAGTGATATCAAGAGAGTTCTTGACGAACTTGGTGAGCACTTAAAAGCTGCAAAAGAGCAGCGTAAAAACTTTCTCAGTAAGCCAGTTCTGATTCCGCCTGACTTCGAGTCAAATCAAGAGCTAGTTGAGGCTGTCAACAATCTTTCTGATGGCAAGCGACCGTTTGGGCTCTCGGGTCTGATTGGCAAAAGCAACGAGAAAAAGGCTCTAGACGCAGTACAGATTCTGGGAGCTCCCCCCAAGAGTATTGATGAATGGAAGCATGTTAAGGACTATGTCGCCTTACAAAGTCGTCTACGCGAACTTGCGGTTAGATGGAACGCTATTGCTCAAGAGATAAAGCTGCCAGTGCTGGAAGCCAAACCTCAAGGCGGTGTTGACGCAATTGAAAACTTCGCAATCTATGAAGAAGTCACACGCGACCTGCATTTGGGTAATCAAATTCAAAAGAAATCTTGTGAATTATTTAGCTCTTGGCACGACGCAGAGAACGTCTTACAAAAAGACTCGGCATTCGAGGAGTTAGACCGAGCACTTCGACATCACTTAACCAAGAACCGACTCGCAAATGTTTGGTCAAATAAAGAGCAGTTTCAAAAAATATTAGACGGTCGAAGTGGTCCGATCGTTGAGTCGATCAGGCAGTTTTTGAACGAGACGCTTGGCAATCCAAACGTTAGCGACATGGAAATGCAAGCGACGTGGTCATCCCTAATGTCAGAACTATCGCGTGTACTTGGGCTGCACTCAAGGCTTCAGTCAGTCAGGCGGGTAACAGACCTGGTTTCTGAGTCCGGCGCTCCTGGATACGCTAGCCAGTTACGCTCCGCCCCCGGTAGTTTGACTGCTGATGAGCTTTTGCCAAGTAATTGGAAGCAGAGCTGGAGATTAAAGCGTCTCGACACGTATTTAGGCGAGATAGATGCACAAGCCGAACTCAAGCAGCTATCAAAACGTAGGACTGGTATCGAGCAGGATCTCTCCAAGGCTTATCAAGACGTAGTAGTTAAGCGGACGTGGTTGAAGCTTGCAGAAAACGCCTCTCCGAGTATTCGTGCCGCACTACAGGCTTATCTCAGTGCAATTCAAAAAATTGGCAAGGGAACAGGCAAAAGAGCCGTGCGCTACCGCCAAGACGCTCGTAACGCTGCATCGCTGGCGAATTCCGCCGTTCCCTGCTGGATCATGCCGCACTATCGAATATCCGAATCGCTCCCCCCTGAATTGGGATGTTTCGATTTGGTGATCGTAGATGAAGCCTCGCAGTCAGATCTGACTGCTCTTCCCGCTTTGCTCCGAGCCCAGAAGGTGCTGATTGTTGGGGACGACAAACAGGTCTCGCCCGAGGGGGTCGGACTTGAGGAAGAGAAAATTCGGAACTTGATGAGTCGCTTTCTTGGCAAACAAGTTGAGACCTATCGTCCTCAGATGTCGCCCGAGCGCTCGATCTACGATCTGTTTAAGGTTGTATACGCTAAAAGCTCTGTAATGCTCAAAGAGCATTTTCGCTGCGTTGGCCCGATTATTGAATACTCAAAACGAGAGTTCTATAACCACGAGCTACGTCCGTTGAGGCTTCCGAGAGCCTCGGAGAGGTTAGATCCGCCACTAATAGATGTGCTGGTACAAGACGGATATCGCGATGGCGATAGAAACACTGCCGAAGCTCGATTTATTGTCGAAGAGATCAAGAAGATGGTCTCTGATGACAAGTATTCGGACCGCTCTATTGGAGTAGTTTCATTACTTGCCGACAAGCAGGCCTACTTAATCTGGGAGATGCTGACCGAGGAGCTGGGGCCGGAATACTTGCAGCGCCATAAGATTGCGTGCGGAGATGCCAGGACCTTCCAGGGAAAGGAACGCGACGTTATGTTCTTATCCATGGTGGTCGCACCGAATGAGCAGCGAATATCAGCGCTATCAAGAGACACGTATGCCCAGCGGTTTAACGTTGCTGCGTCTCGCGCTCGAGATCGGATGTATTTAGTTCGGTCTGTAGCCCTTGAGCACTTGAGCGAGGCGGACAAGTTACGGCGAAGCCTAATTACCCACTTCGCAACGCCTTTCGCACAAGATGAGACAAGACAAGATGACCTACGGCGTCTTTGTGAGTCGCCATTTGAACGAGAGGTTTATGACGCTCTAACCGAGCGAGGGTTTTGGGTAACACCACAGGTCAAAGTGGGTCAATTCCGAATCGACATGGTCGTAGAGGGGAATAATGACTCACGGCTCGCGATCGAATGCGATGGTGACAAATATCACGGGCCCGATAAGTGGGCTGATGACATGCATCGTCAGCGGATCCTGGAGAGAGCCGGCTGGATATTTTGGCGATGCTTTGCCTCAACGTGGGTTCGCCGTAAAGGCGAGATGATTGAAGATCTTGTCCGCAGTCTGGCCGAACACGGGATAGAGCCCGTTGGCTCTGACCACGCCCCGAAAAGCATCCACACGGAACAACGAATAGTCTCTGCCTCTGATATAGATAGGATTGAGCTGCCAGAGACAGAGCAATCACAACAGCAAATCGCTGGAGAAGATCAAGATTCAGTAGTAGCAGCAAGGCCAGACGACGAAGCAATCAAAACTCAGCCGGTCCAACCCGAAGAACTTCCCGAGACGGATACGAAGGAGAGCTCTAACGTTGCTCCCCCTACCGAAGAGTTTGCCATTCCGACATTCCTGCCTACGCCACCGGTACCAGATAGACCTCAAAGTAGTAGGTTGACCACTTCTACTGTCACCCGTAGAGCAGGTTTACAAGTGACTAAGTACTCTGAATTCACTGAACCTTTGAGCGGCGACCCACGCGAGGTCAATGTTGAATGGATATCAAGAGGTTTAGTAAAGATTATTCAAGCGGAGGGTCCGGTCATTGCAAAACGCGCGTGCGATATCTACCTTAGGTCAGTGGGCATCAAGCGAATGGGGCATGAAATCAAGGCGACCATGCAGCAGGCCCTGCAGACAGCGATGAGAGCCGGTCAAATCGAATCATTCAACGAGACGGGCGATAACGACTTATTGAGCCACACCATGCGAACCACAGGGACTCCGCCTTTAGTTATCAGGACTCGTGGCGACCGTTTATTTGAAGAAATTACGCCCAGTGAGATTCAGTTCGTTGCAAAGTATTTGAGCGAGACTCGTGGACTATCGGTTGGAAGCGATGAACATCTACGCGCTGTACTCGAATTTTTCGACCTAAAGCGCCTAACAACTCAGGTGGGGTCGGGAATTCTAGATATTTTGCAAAAGAAACTTCCCCACGTTGATGCACTTCTGGAGCAGCTCTCACCTGGAGGGCAATTATGAATACCACCAATAAAGCATTAACCGTTAAGGACGTCGCTAGTTATTTAAACGTAGATGAAAAAACCATTTATCGGCTTGTGAGCAAGGGCTCAATTCCGGGCTTCAAAGTATCTGGTTCCTGGAGATTCCAGCTGCAGGACATCCAGGGGTGGATTGATCGACAAAAAGCTGGAGCGCAGTCCGCTGCAAGAAAAAGAGAGAAATGAATCAAGAAATCAAAACCGTAGAGCTATCACGGCTTGAAAATCATCTTTGGGAGTCCGCAAACATCCTGCGCGGCCCTGTGGATGCAGCGGACTTTAAAACTTACATTTTCCCGCTGCTGTTTTTTAAACGTATCTGCGACGTCTGGGACGAGGAGTACCAGGAAATCGTCGACGAGACAGGAGACGAGCAGCTCGCCTACTTTCCTGAGTCGCACCGTTTTCAAATTCCTGAAGACTGCCACTGGAACGACGTACGTTCCAAGGCTAGTAATGTCGGTTCGGCGCTTCAGCATGCGATGCGCGGGATTGAAAAGGCCAATCCCGACACGCTATACGGAGTCTTTGGTGATGCGCAATGGACGAACAAGGAGCGCCTCTCTGACTCACTGCTCAAGGACTTGATCGAGCATTTTTCCGCGCTCCCGCTGGGCAATCAAAACGTCGCGTCCGACTTGGTGGGTGATGCCTACGAATACCTGATCAAGAAGTTCGCCGACGCCACCAACAAGAAGGCCGGCGAGTTCTACACCCCCCGTAGTGTCGTGCGGCTGATGATCGACATGCTTGACCCTAAGGAGGCGGAGACTATTTATGACCCTGCCTGTGGTACCGGCGGCATGTTGCTGGCAGCTGTGCAGCACGTGAAAGAGATGCACGGCGACGTCAAGCGGCTTTGGGGCAAGCTCTTCGGGCAGGAGAAGAATCTCACCACCTCGTCCATCGCCCGAATGAACTTATTTCTGCACGGTATTGAGGACTTCCAGGTGGTGCGAGGTGACACACTGCGAAACCCTGCCTTCTTCGAGGGTGACCGGCTCGCCACCTTCGATTGCGTGATCGCTAACCCACCGTTCTCGTTGGAAAAGTGGGGCGAGGATTTGTGGCTAAACGATCCCTTCGGCCGCAACTTCGCTGGTCTACCGCCATCAAGCAGCGGTGACTTCGCCTGGGTTCAACACATGGTTAAGTCGATGGCCGATGGCACTGGTCGAATGGCCGTGGTGCTACCCCAGGGCGCTTTGTTCCGCAGAGGGGCTGAAGGCGAAATTCGCCAGAGGCTGTTGGAGATGGATCTGATTGAAGCAGTGATCGGTCTGGCGCCGAACCTGTTTTACGGTACCCCCCTAGCCGCTTGCGTCTTGTTGTTGCGCAAGCGCAAACCTGTCCAGCACAAAAAGAAGGTGCTGATCGCCGACGCATCGCGTAGATTCCGCCGGGGTCGGGCACAAAATTTTTTGGAGCCTGAGCATGCAGCTGAAATCTTTGGCTGGTATCGCAGCTTTGCCGATGTGCAAGACGCGGTTCGCGTGGTCACGCTCGATGAGATCAAAGCCGAGGACTGGACGCTAAACATCTCGCGCTACGTGCTACCCCCGCTGCAAGAAGATATTCCACCGCTGCCCGAAGCAATTGCTGCGTTTAAGGATGCGCTGACTCGGTGCCGCGAAGCGGAGGAGCGGCTAGCTCAGGTCATCACTGAAGGAGGATGGCTGCAATGAGCCGCATCACCCAACAAGAGCTCGAAAGCTACCTCTGGGGCGCAGCCGTTTTACTGCGCGGTCTGATTGATGCCGGCGACTACAAACAGTTCATCTTTCCGCTGCTGTTCTACAAACGTGTGTCCGATGTGTGGGGCGAGGAGTACCAGGCAGCACTGGCCGATTCAAACGGTGATCTGTCTTACGCGCAGTTCGCAGAGAACCATCGGTTTCAAATTCCAGAGGGCGCGCACTGGAACGATGTGCGGCAGACGCCCAAGAACTTAGGCGCTGCTATCCAGCGCGCCATGCGCTCCATTGAGTCGGCCAACCCCGACATGCTGGACGGCATCTTCGGCGATGCCCCCTGGACCAACCGCGAGCGTCTGCCAGATGAAACGCTGAAGAACCTGATCGAGCACTTTTCGACTCGGACACTGTCGGTGGCCAACGTACCCGAGGACGAGCTGGGCAACGCCTACGAGTACCTGATCAAAAAGTTCGCGGACGACTCCGGCCATACGGCGGCCGAGTTCTACACCAACCGAACCGTCGTCCATCTGATGACGCAGCTTCTTGCGCCGCAGGGTGGCGAGTCGATCTACGACCCCACGTGCGGCACCGGCGGCATGCTGATTTCAGCGCTGGACGAAGTGAAGCGGTCGGGCGGCGAGTAC